GGCTTTACGAACTGGCTGTTTGGTCCTGACGAAGCAATACAATGGAAGTCAGCTAACGGCTTTGTAATAACACCATTAGATACACACATAGTATCAGCAATCATAGGCCTGTACTTCGGTGCAGGTTTCACTAAGTAGTAAGGTAAAGTAACATGGCAATGATGGCACCCATACCCGGACAATCTCTTACAGATGAACCTAGTAACTTTGCTTGGGAAAGACCTCCTGAAATTACAGACCCCAATAAAGCAGTTGTCTTTCACCTAGATCGTTTGTCTGAGAAGCCCGTTGCAGAATCTGTTCTCTTTCTTATGGAGTATGGCTATCCTACAGATGTCCTTGCTCGTAGTATGCTTACAGCTGCAGTAGGTGAGGGGATGCATTCTATTGATGTCAGCTTAATAATTGCACCTGTGGTTGAGGAAGAGCTAGGATACATGGCTCGTACTGCAGGGATCGACTACAAAGATACTTTTGCAGCGGATCAGACTGATGATGAGCTACAAGAAGAAAGACTTCGTATGCTAATTAGTAAGAAACTAAATGACAGCTTAGGTAAAGGTGACAAAGAGTTTGCTAGTAAGACTTTAGGCGCTATGGGTTCTTCTGGTGAAGATGATCTGGAGGCCATGCAATCTGACATAACACCCGCACAAGAGCAAGAGCAGCAAGACCTTACGAACACAGAAGAAGAAGAAGTAAGTTCAGACCTACCTAAAGTAGACATGCTTGCCGAAGAGAATATTATAAATGAAGAACCCATGCCAAGTGGTAAAGGTCTAATGAGTAGGAGTGTTTAAATGGCTTTGAGTTTTTTTGGAGGTATGGCAGAGTCTTTTGGTGAGTCATTAGACGAGCAGCATAAGTACATCAGAGGTAAGAGAGCAAAGGATCGTGACTTCCTTATGACCTATGGCGTACAAGCTGTAACTGGTGCTAAGGGTAAAGTAAACGATGCTGTAAACATAGGTATGCAGCTTGAGACAATGGGTTTGCCCAAAGCAGATATTAACTTTATTGTAGATCAGTCTGGTCCAGCAGGTTTATCTGCGCTATATGAACGAGTCAAAGGCTATACTCCTGCCGAATTAACACCTGATGTTTTTAAGAGTATGATAAAAAGAACAGCAGAGTATAAGCCTTCTAACATGACCTACCAAGAAATGATTGAAAAAACTTTTGGTTTATACAAAGCAAATGTTACAGATGATCCAGCAGAGAATGAGAAGGTAGGCTTCTGGTCATCTATGGGCTTTGATCCAGATGCAGCTGACAGTGCTCTAGATGAGCAATACATTGGTGGATATACAGGGCGTGACATAAAGCGTATTATGGGTACGGCTCCTCCGGGCATGACTGCCCCTCTAGCTGTAGATTTTAGTTTGCTACCTAAGAGATATTCACCGCAGGCTCAAGGCCGATTTGCAACAGACACTTTCTCACGTATAGAAAGAGAAGCTAATGTAGCTTTAAATTCAATTGCTCAAGGAGCAGAAGCTATAGCACTTTTAGAGGGAAAAGACCTTGCTCTACATACTTCATTAGCTGCTGCTATTAAAGGAGATAAATACGAGCGAATGCTAGAGCTTGTACCCTCCATTGGCGATGGCCTTTTAAAATTTAATGACCTTACTGGAGGTGGCCTAAGTAATAACCCTTTCTTCCTACAAGACATACCTAACTTCTTCTCTACTGAAGCATCTAAGAGAACAGGGGATGCTACAGGTACTAGTACTATTGAGATAGATTACTCTAAGGCGTATAATCTATTTCCAAACATGCCAGCCCTTGCAGATATTAAAACTTATAATACAGCAGAGTTGGCAGCTGCATCAGGAGATCCATTCTTTATATTAAATGGCAAACTTACTCGCAATAAAGATCATGAATCTTTTAAAGTCGTAGGTGGTGGTAGTGAAGTCGTAGGTGGTGGTAGTGAAGTCGTAGGTGGTGGTAGTGAAGTCGTAGGTGGTGGTAGTGCAGCTGCTGATGTAGTCGTAGGTGGAAGTACGGATACACTTGCACAGCAGATGCTCTCCTTAGATGTGCCTGATAATGAAACAGACGGAGAGGCGGCAGGAACTAATCCTGTCCTTGATGGCTGGAACAATATAACTGACAAAGCAATGGCTGACTTACAAAGTGCATTTAATGATGACTTTAGAGTCAATTCAACTAACAGAACTAGACTAGAGAATGGGAAGATAAAAGATGATTATGCAGCAGATAAACTGCAACTGTCAACTGCTCTTGAAAATATAAAATCTTACCTTCAAGCGGATGCTAGTGGTGCCTCTAAAGAAGTGCTTGAGGGATTAGCAGTTAAGATGACTACAGAATTAGATACTGCACCTGAAGATGTGCAATCAATGGTCATGGGCCTAATAGAAAATTTAGAAAACGAAGAGTTCCCTCCACCAACTAGAAACTTTGGTGGGCAGCTATTAGATTTTGGAAAAAGTGTGCTTAACAAGTTACCTAAAAGCACAGCAGGAAGCCAAGAGTCTGGGTTTAATTTACCAAAAGATGTAGTTGCTATGGGACAGATACCTTACACAGAACTTCGGCCTGTTGCATTAACCTCAGACTCTTTTTCTTCTCAAGACGCTCTTGAGTTTGTGTCTTTCGATAGTTTAAAGAATGAATTAAAGTTAGGTAATCTTAGAGATGGTGACGTAGTTAAATATGGTGGCAAATATTTCAGAGTAAATCAGAAAGATTTATTTGGAGCTATTGGTCAAGTAAAAGTAATTGGACAATAAAAATAATGGCTGATTATAACTTTGAAACTTTTGATAGTCCAGTAGAAGCAGAGGCTGCTGTTAAGGCAAGCCCTTACAACTTTGAAACTTTTGATGCACCTGAGGATGAAAAAGATAGCCCTTACAACTTTGAAACATTTGATGATTCTACAGTAGCTGAAGCCCCTAACGTAGACACTGCTACAAAACAAGTTGTACAATCCTTACCTGATGCTGAGACTATCAATGACCTAATGACTGACAGCAATTTTTCTGTAGTTGGACAGTACATGGATCAGCGTTTTGGTATGCAAGAGGCTAGGCATGGGCGTCAGAAGATTGTGGATTCATTCGTCAACCACATGCGTAAGTTTAACTTCGGTCAGTCTATAACAACAGGCACAGAGTTAGCCTATCTCAGTACAGACGATGAGACTAAGAAGATAGCTGCAGGTCAGGCATACAAACTCTTTGACAACATGAAGGGTGCATTCTCTGAGGAGTATACGTTTGCCCAGAAGGCTGACGCTGTGTACGACTACGGGCGTGCCCTTATAGTTGACCCTGTTAACCTAGTATCTCTAGGATTCGGTAAACTTATTACAGGGGGTGCTACTAAGGTTGCAGCACAACTCGCTAAAGAGACAGTAAAGAAACTTGTAACTGAGTCGCTAGGTAAGCAAGCTGTTAAAGGCACACTTACTAAAGCTAATCAGGTAACAGCTAATCAGATAGAACAAAGAGTAATTGGTCAAGTCCTTAAGGGTGAAGCTGTTGAGGGTGTTGCAGAGGGTGCCTTTAAAGAAGGCCTCAAGGCAATGACACGTAAAGAAATAATAGCTACATCTGCCTTTGATAGTGCAGCTGCTGTTACTGTAGATTCTGTGTATCAGAAAGCCTTGATGCAAACTGATATGCAAACTAATTATAGCGTACTACAGGGTGGGCTAACTGGTGTTACTGGTGTATTTGGTGGCTCACTAGCCTATGGACTTAGCTTACTTAACAAGGCACCTCACAGCGAAGCAACCCTACCTCTATTTATGCAAGCCCATGACAATGCTATTGCAACAGAGGCAGCAGTAGAAAAGTTAGCTAGAACAGCACGTACAAAGAGTAACAAAGAAGCCATTAAGAATATGGACTTTAATGCGTTTACTAAAGCACTGAAGAAGAGTTCTACTGCAGCAGCCAGATGGGCATCTAAAATAAATAAAGGTGATAAGCTTCGCCGTACTACAGAAGAGGCCTCTGACCCACGTAGAGATGAATTACTAGGTGCATTCTTTCATGGTGTAGATGATGGTACTACTGTCTTTAAAGGATTAAAGAATATCTTTGATGACTTCGGTATCAAGCTATCTAATGAGGACGATAGCTTTGCAAGCTTTACAGACTTCTTAACAGAGAACATTAGAATTTTACCTAAAGAAGCTAAGGCTGAAGTTAATTCTTTGTACAAGTCTACAATGCAAAAGCTACCTGAGTTTAATCCCGGTGGAAAACCTGCAACTCTAACGAGTGGATTGAATATCTTGTCTAGTTTATCTAGTGAGTGGGGGCGTCAAGGTCACATGCTCTCTAAGCTTAAGCAAGACTTAAAACTATCCAAAGGCCAGACAGCTGCAGAGAAATACAATGAGCTTGTAGAAGAAACCCTTGATGCACCTACTCCCACAACAGTAGAAAAAGCACGAGCTACAGTTAAAGAGGGTGTTGGTGTAGCACAACAGAACTTAATTCGTATGTTGATTACACACCCCGGTACAACTGCGTTGAACATTGTCGGTTGGGCTAACGCCACAGCTATGCAATCTGTAGGAGATACTATACGAGGAGCACTGTACGGTGGTCGTGCGCTGGGCGAGATGGCTATTGGTCGTACCACTCAAGCTACAGAGTTTGCTAACAAGTCAAAGCTTATGCTCACCCTACAACGTCAGAAGCTAACAAACTTAGTAAGCCCCTATGCTACACGCCAAGCAGCATTCTCTTTCCTTGCAGCTAACCCTAAGTCTCAGAAAGAATTATTCCGTTACATGTCAGGTGGTATTGAGCTTGATGATGTATACAAAAACTTAGGATTTAAACTAGAGGATGCATCTAAGCCCGGTACTTGGGAAAAGACTATGGACTTTGCTCAGACTATGTATGGTGTTAAAGCACAGGACATGTTCACTAAGTCACAAGAGTTTATGTACGCACTAGATAAACAGATACGCATCAATTATGGCAAGAGCTACGCAGATTTCTTACAAGACCCTAACTTATATAAGCTAATGAAGGGAGATACCTACGTTGAAATACAAGCTGCAGCTGTTGAGGATGCACTACGTAATGTATATGCCAAGTCTTATGGAGGTGATCGTAAGAAAGGTGCAGAGGGTGCACTAACACTTGCTGCTAGATTCATAGAAGACTTACGTAAGGTTCCTGTATTTGGTGCAATGGTTCCCTTTGGGCAGTTCTTTAACAATACACTAGGACATATGTTTGATCATACAGGCATAAGCTTAGTACATAAGTATGTAGCTGGTACTAGCCGTGACCCTTTAGAGTTGCTTACTAAGTCTGCAGTAGGCGTTTCTTTTATTGGAGTTGTAACGGCTCGTGAGATGAAGAACATGGAAGAAGGCCTAGCTTTATTTGATGAGCGTGGCAGTGATGGTGCAATACGTAACCGTATGTATGACTTCCCGTACAGTTACTACAAAGCTATGGGGCGTCTAGGTGCTCACGTGGTTAGAGATGGAGTAATCCCTCCTGAAATGTGGAGAGAAGTCGTAACTGTATTTGGTCCTAAGAATCTTACACGACAGCTAGGTGACACAGCTAAGATGTCCTACGATTTGTTTGCAGACATTGCAACAGGGGAAGACATTGCAGTTAGGGATGGTTTAGTTAAGATTGTACAAGACACAGGTTCAATGTACCTCAGTGCTTACTCAAGACCTCTTGACCCTGTAAACCAGATCATTGCGTTGGCTAGAGGTGAAGACTTCGTACCTATTGATCGTAAGCAAGGCGTAGAGTTCATAAACAAATCAACTCGCTATGTAGATCAGATCTTTACTGTGTTGAGTGGCGAGGAGTTAGCTCCAGAAAAGTTCAGTGCTTTGACTGATACCCCTGCAATGGCACCTATAGGTAGGATCTTTGGCTATCGGGAAGTTCCGGGTCAGACATCTATCCAGCGTATGTTTAATGAGGTAGGTAAACCTCAGTGGCGCACTAACATAAAGTCTTTTATTCCTGAAATACAAAACGACATCAACAAGTATGTGGTCACGTTCTTAGAATTTAATGCAGAGCGTACTATAAATAGTTCCGCATGGAAGAACGCCAACACAGAGACACGTACTGCTATGCTTACTGATGTTCTTAGGCGTGCCAAGGATACTACTATGGACATCCTTGAGAATAGCATTGATCCTAACGACACGAAGACTCTTAAGCTTTACAACTTGAGCAAGAGAGGCAGTGGAGTTTCTAAGGTTGATGTAGAGAAAGCATTAGTAAAACTAAACTTAGACATAAAGTTAACTGACTTAGATGAGAATCAATTAGATTTCTTAGTTAACTACATGCAAGCTGTAAGAGATGACAAAGCTAACTCTGTCCTGTTGTCACAATAAAAGAAGGGGCAACACTAAGCTGCCCCTCCGTAGTTCTATTTAATTCCATACTTATCTACAGAGTATTTAACCCATAGTAGTGTAGTAGTGAGATGTTGTTTAGATATTCCTAGTTCTTCTGTGTCAAAAAGATTGGCGTTTAGATACTCTTCAATCCAAGTAAAGTGATCTTGAAGACCCTCTTCAAACACCTGTTTCTTTTTATCTATATGATCCTTTGCCTCTTGTTGTAGTTTCACATTGTTTCCTCTAATGCACTGATAGCCATGTTGTAACAGTTAGACTTCACAGTAAAGTTATTACTAGGATCAACCTCACCCTTGCGTAGATAGGTTGCATCATCGTAGTACTTATCTTTAGGGTAAACCCCTAAGAACCACGCTGTGTGCAGGTCATTATGTACTCGTACAAAGGCGTAGTAGTCGCACTTCTGTCTTGTATTAAACTCAGCAACAGAGCACTCGTAGTAGCGCTTAGGTGGTACAGTTGTACGTTTAGTCTTTACGTCAACGGTGCGCCCATCTTCTAGCTTTAAATCATAGTCATAGGTGTTAGCTTCTTTGCCGCCTAATATAATCCTAGCACAATCCTCACCTAAAAAACCTGCAACGTTGCCACCCCCTCCAGTAATACTGTTTTTTAATAGGCCCATGTCATTAGACTTCTTCCGGGCTGCATCAATCATACCCTGAGATATTGTTATCTGTTTCATGTGTTTACCTAGTGCTCCTTACATTTGTTATAGTGTGAGCAGTTTAGTCACATGCTCAGGTGAAGAAGTTATATTGCTGGCGCTGCTGCAAAGAAGGATGCAGCGTACTCTACTACAGACACTGAAACTCCTAGTGTTGCGAGGATTTGAAGGCTTGCGATAAATACTGATTCTAACATATTATTTTTCCTTAGGTTAAGTCTACAATTTCACAGCTATCACCAGAGCACGCTAATGTCTGACTACCTGCTGTATTATCTTCTTGCTCGTACTCTGAAAGTCCCTCCCAGTTAATTGAAGTCGGCATACAAGAGAGCAAGTTCTCATAGGCTTCCTTACTGCAGTCTTGATAGGGCGCTTGTTGATACGTATGCTCATTGAATGGTAAGAAAGAAACACCACTCATTTCGTCAAAGTGTTTGTATACAAACGCCCCAACCTCAAGCCACTCATCTGACTTGACGTTGATAGTTACGCTAGGTTTGTGCTCACACCAGTGTCTCTGATAAGCTAACCACATCTCTAGTTGTTGAATTGCAGTAGTGTCCTTAGTACAGACTGCGCCCTCAGGAGACTTCTGAGGAAAGCTAAACACTACTGTTGTGTCAGGTTTCATTACACAAGGCTCACTAGGTACTCCTTGATCTTGCATGAACTGAGTCAGAGGGTCTTTAACGTCACCCCTAACAGTACGAATATAATAGGGGGAGTGACGAGAGTGGATGCCACTGCTAGATGACACCATTTGAGATACCGTTCCTGACGGCTTAACACAAGTGATAGCAGTAGAAACAGGGATGCCAAGGCGCTCAGCCCACTCAGTGTTAGTAGAGACAGCAATAGAACGTAAGTGCTCAAGAGTTTTATCCAATCCTGCGTTAGCTGTTGTCAGTAATGGGTTGTCCATTATCCCTGTGAGTGACACACCCAACAGGCGTTCTTCTTCTGTATTTCGCACCCACAGTTTTCGCAGATAGGGGAACTTAGTGAAGGTAGATTGAATAGTACCCAGTATCGTAGCAATACGAACTTTTTTCTCAAGGTCTTGAAGACTATCTGTTGCACGTACTACACACTCCGTTAAATTACATACTTGCCCTGATCGTAATATGATCTCACTGCAAGGGTTCGTGCCGAAGTCATGGTCTGCATCACGCCTACCATTCTTAGCTGCTTGCTTCTTAGCTGCCTCACGGTTGAAGATACCACGCTCACCTGAGCCTGACTCAACCAACGACATCCACTCACGCATGAAGGATAGACTGTCAGGCTTCTCAGTG